GTTTCCTCATAGGTCATTATTATTTTTAGACCCCCCTATCCCCTCTGATATATATAACAACATCACTACAATCAACGTAGAGGCCCTTTAGAGGCGATTTAAGACACTTTCTCTTCTGAGTAATATAAACTACTAACTATGCTGGTGCTGCCTTCTCAGCTATCTCTAATAGGTCTACAGTCCATTCCCTATCTCTTACATTATATTCACCTCTTGTTGGTATGAATAATCTATAGTTAACACCACTAAGATTAATAGGGTCTTGTAGATTACTTACTATCTTAAAGAAAGCACTTGCATCAGTCTCCATTAAACTTAACTGAAGAAATACTCTACCTTTAGACTTAGTAGCAGCTATCTCATCTATAAGAAACTCTAATAGATTAGACTCTTCACTACCACCTCTTGTTGACCAACTGGTTGTATGACTCATCATAGACCAAACAAAAGCATCTCTAGTAACACCATCACAAGTAACACTAGCTCCTCCAGTAGTACCAGTTAAAGTAATCTCATCTATCCTTTTTTGTGCTGACCTATTAGCTGTAGCATATACAACACTACCAGCAAAATCACCTTCCAAAGTAACAGCAGTGGTACTACCAGTAAAGTTTTGACCAGCTACTGAACTTGTGAATTTTAATTTATTAGTAACTGAATTATAAGTTACTGTAACTCCACCAGCAGCGTATGATGCTGCATTAGTTGTAACAAAATCAGCTCCACTCTGATCTATTGAGCTATTAAAAAACAGTAACCTACCTACTCCATCACAAGTGATATATAGTTCTCCATTAGTTCCAGAAAGAGTTATTTCATCAACCCTAGCAACAGCAGTTAGGTTAGGCTGAACTGTAGCAACAGTACCAGATAAGTCTCCACTGAAATTAGATATAGATGTACTACCAGTAAAATCTGTACCAGCAGTAGAACTAGTAAATCTTATCTTATTACCTATTGATGTTACATCAACTCCTCCGGCAGTATAAGCTGCTCCATTGTGTGCTACAAAGGACTCAGCTACCTCATTTAATGTAGCAACTCTTGGAATAAATAATGAACCATCAAATTGTGTAGCAACATTATTAATATCTGTATCAGACACATCACCTAGATCATAAGTTATATCTGGTTTCTCTCCATTAAGAGAATTATTCTTTATATATTCTCTCTCTACAACCTCATCTTGATCTTCAAGTGAATAAAGCTTAGTATTCTTTTCAAAATATCTATATAAACTAGCGTTTGTTGATATAATCCAATTATACCACTTAGGAAGCTTAGGTAATGTTCTTTTTACTATTTTATCAGATGTAGCTCTAAATACTATATTTTTAAATCCAGTTGTCACATTACTAACAGATGTTTGTAAATAGACTTGATATGTACCTCCTTTTGTTAATCCTCTAATATATCTTTTCCAAGTATTCCAATTTCCCAGCCCCGGTTCTATTGCAAACTGTTCAGTCATAATATACTCAGTAGTGGCAGATTCAACTAGTTCGGTATCAGAACTGGCTTTATTAGTTAACCATATATTATTAGCAGTATCTTTAATCCTAATATATATTCTCATATTGATAGCACTAGAAGTGGCATTTTTAAACATATAATCAAATGAAAATTCAACAATATTGGAAGTAGGTATAATATATGTACCAAACTCTTGAAACAGATACTTTGCTGTACCGGAATAAGAAGTAGCCACACCATTTGTTTCATTTTCCCATCCCTCTACATCACTCATCTTGGTGAAAAACCCATCAGACAAACTATAATCCCAATTTGCAAACTGACCAGTTCCTTCATCATAAGTATCTATATCAAAACTACTATTCTTAATCCAACTAGGAGCTTGATTATAATTTTGTATACCTCTAACAGTGGCTGCTGGTGCTTTAAACATTAACATACCACCGTTTACATCTCTTAAATCAGAAGTATTCTCCCCAGCCCTATATAAATATTGATCCGGTGTTATAGATATACCAGTGATGGTACTACTTGTAACACTCCTACCATATACTAAATCAGCTGCTAGCTCTGTAGGTCTATAAATAGTAAAAACGCCACTAGATTGTCTTATAACAGAATTATAGTGTTTTAGAATCTCTACAAGAACAGTATAACAGTCCTCTCCTTTAAATAAATCTTGCTCAATATATATCTGGTCAAATATACAATCATCTACATCAGATAGAGTATTATCTTCATATAAATTTACAAATTCATTGAATGTTGTATAACCAATCTTAGCTAATATATTAAGTATAACAGTTTTCTCTTTTTCTCTGCCAGAATAATAGCTACTACCATTCTTAAAATCAATATATTTCAGTAAACCAAGACCATCTAAGGCAGTAATTGATACTGTATATGGTACTGCATCATAAGGTTCTGTATAATCATTAGATACCCAACCTTGCCAGTATAATGTAGGTGTACTACCATAATATACTTTTAACTTATAGGTCATATCTGCTTCATTATACAAATCAATATATTGAAAGTTTGTGTTACATTCAATATTAAGCCTTACAATACTACCCTTTATAGGATCATAAAATAATTCATCAGAAGGTGTTAGATACTCTATTTTAAGAGGATCATCTGTAGGAGTCATATAAACAATAGAACCAGCATATCCATCCTCTTCTATATCTACCCTCCAATTAACACCAAGTATATCTGTAAACTCGGTACGGTATTTTACATTGTAAGCCATTATGTATTCTTTATTAATGTTTCACCATATCTATTACCAGACATATAAATATCTCTACCTTTTAATACAGTACTACCAGAGCCAATAGCACTAGCAGATTTTGTACTAATACCAAACCCTTTTAATACATATTCTTTTAATCCCATACCAGTACCACCAGTTAAAATAGTTAATAGTGTCCAAACAGCAGCTCTAGCTAACAACTCTGCTGTAATTTGTTTAATAGCACTTTCTGCTGCTTTACCAAACTCTTCCCACCCTTCCATACCAGCAGCAAATAAATTAACAAAGGTTGATTCCAGAATATAACTTAATTCACTTATATCAATATACCTTTGTTTTACCTCATCTAAAGATTCTGCTAATTGATTTGATGTTTGAACTTGAGAAAGTGAAGTAGTAGCTATAGATTTGCCAGATATATCAATAATATCATATTTTCTCTGCAACTGCTCAATATATTGATTCCATTCAGCTGCTGCTTGTACTTGTCTCTGCCAGTAGCCTTCTCCATATATTAAATCATCACCTCCACTAGATGAAGGTGTTGGTTTCGGAGTAGAAGTTGTTTTTGTTATAGGCTTTGCAGCTGGAATTAATAACTCACCTTTACCTAAATCATTACCGCCAAACAGCAACCTCATAAAATACCCACCAGCAGTACCACTGGCAGCAGCTATATTACCCCTAACCATATTAGCTAAGTCCTTATTAGCACCACCTAAGTCTAGTTCCTTTCTAAGATCAGATATACCACTAATGACATCGGTAAGTGACTTAGCTGCATCTGCTAATGGTACAGCTAGTATATCGTTAAATGTATCACCCACTTCTAACTTTAAGTTAGTCATAGCTGTTTTTAACTGATCTATAGTATCTGCTGTTGTAGAAATATATTCACCGGACTTACTCATTGATTTCTCAATGATAGTGCTAACAGCAGTAGCATAATCTGGTGTTAACTTTAATTGTTCATTTAATTCTACAGAAGATATACCTAGGTTATCCAGAATCATAGTAGACTTTCTACCAATACCAGTTACTATACTATTAACTAAGTAATCTACACTTTCACCAGTATCCCTAGCTCTCCTATGTGCAAATTCAAAGTATGTAGCCAGATTTTTAACCGGAACGCCTAAGTTATTAGCTTGAACAGCCTTTTGCATTAAAGTTATATCATCTACAGTACCCTTTGTAGCAGTCCTTAATTCATCTAATAAGGCTGGATTATTTAATCTTTTAAAAGCAATTTCAATACCTTCGGCAGCAACAGCTAATTGAAATGATTCCTTTATTAGCTGAGACATCTTTTGAGCTACAACAAGTCCAGAAAAGGCAATACCAAGCTTACCTAATGTAGATGTTAACTTATTGATATTTTGTTGCTGCTTCTTAAAATCAATTTCTTTCTTTAATTTCTGTGTAGCCTTCTTAGCATCTTCCGCAGCACTCTTAAATCCTTTTGCATCTCCGTTAATCTTAACACCAACGGATACACCTCTATTTGCCATATAATATATATTTAATTTAAGGACATATACAAGCCATTAGAGGCACTCTAACTAAAAGTGAACACATTGATCAACTATTAACAGAAAATGCCTCTAATAAGCCCTAAACAGCCTTGTTGTTTATTTTAAGTGATTGTTTTATCTTCTCAGCTTTCTCTAAGAACTCAGCTTTAGATAATACTTTATCTTTTGTTTCAGTAGGTATTGTATCCCAAGGTAATTTAAATAAGTCTTTTGGCTGTTTTATCTGTTTAGTACCACCAAACGCAATAACATTATAAAAACAAATTAACCTTGTCTGTTCCCACTCATACCGAGACATCATATCATAATTTTCTCTTCTCGCCTTTAATACAGCTGAAACTTCATCTTGACTCATTTCATCAAGATAATATAGAGGATCAATACCTATAAGACCTACGCAAATACCATATATGTCTGATAAAGTATATTTAATCTCTATTTTTTTTTATCATCACTTTCTACCTCTTTTTCTTTCGGTACAAGATCACTAAAAATAGCTTCAGTAAAGTTATTAAGCACATCAAGATAGTAATCATCAATCAAATCTAGAAACTCTTCATAACTATGTTTAAACTCTTGCTTTAATGACCTAGCTCCAGCTTTTGCAGTGACATAGAAGAGTTTTGATAACCTCTCTGTACCTTTAAATGATAAAATAGATTCACCAGTTAATGATTCATATTCAATCATTGCTCTATTAGTCAATTTTATAGGTATACTATTTTCACCTACCTTAACATATTTAATCTCAGTAAAATTCATAGGTCAATTGTATTAAACTTTTGTGAAAGTAAATGTACCAGCACATTCAAAATTTACAGTATATGTAGCATTATCACCATCCGGTGCATTCATTTCAACTGAAGTGATAAAAAACGAACCAGTAGCATAGGTTTCAGTTGTATCTAAAGCCCCAGCTGGAGTTGTTTTCTTACCAAATGCTACAGTTACCGGACTTCCAGTAATTTGTGCTTCTACTATTGTTTCAAAACTACCATAAACCATAAGAGCAGAACAAGTAGCAGATACATTTAATCTACCTTTTCCCCTTGTTACATAAGCTCCACTATCCTTATTAGAAGTTCCTCTATTTGTTCTGGTTATAGTTAAAGTATGTGATGTGCTATGTGCAATAGCTACCCCACCAACAAAAACATATAAGTCAGTTCCATTAATTACGTTTGTTGCCATTTTCTATTCTTTATACAGTAAAAAAATCAAATCCTTCAGCGTGTTCAAAAGAAACGGTATAAGTTACGTTATCACCGTCTGGTGCGTTAATATCAATAGATGATATATAAAAATCACCTTCTGCATATGATTCAGAAACATCCAGTGTTGCAGTATCCAATTGTCCAAAAGACAAGTGTACAGCATCTCCAGTGATATGAGCGTTTACTATATCCTCAAATGAATCATACACTGCTAAACAATCACAAGTTGCAGTAACATCTAATCTACCCTTGCCTATTTCTTCAATCTGACCACTATCCTTATTAGTTGTAGGTCTCGGTGACATAGTAATACTAAGAGTATAATTAGTACCGTGAGCAATAGGCGTAGGAGTACCAGCTACATCTATAAACAGAATCAAATCAGTACCATTTATAACATTTGTTGCCATATTATTATTTATTTATTATTTACAAATACATTAAAAGTTAATCTATTAAGATATACATTCTCAACAAAATTATATCCCTCAATCATTGACTGTAGATAAATTCTGTTGATATCAATCCCCTCTATTGTGCCACTTTTTAATTCCAGTGCTAACCTAACTTGCTGCACAACATTTTGCAACTGTTTATAATCATCACTATATGAAGAAACACTGAAAACATATTCATCACCTACCCATCCATCCTTATCATAATCCGTACTAATACTATCTATTGTATAAATAATAGCCGGTAATGGTGTATCCTCATTGAGGGCATACGGATACATTCTAGTAGAAGGTATTAAAGTTGTTAAAGATGTGCTGTTTGTAAGCAAACTAGCTATTACTTTTCCAATCATCTCTTATTTATTTTTACAATTAGTTTATCTATTGCTTGCAATATTTCTTCCTCTGTATACTGTGTTATGAAATGTTCATTATTATTATAAGCATTCTCAAAAAAGTGAGTACCAATTATTCTACCAGTAGCTGCATTCTTCTTAGTCTTTCTAAACCTATTAACAGTACCATTTTCAATTAAGTGACCGTGCCAGCCTTTGTATCCGCCACTTTTCTTAGCACCAACTAAGATTGCAGCCTCATTTGCTACTGCTATACTTCCTATAGACCTTGCTAGATTACCAGTTTTTCTAGGAACAGTGGCTTTAGCTTCGGCTATTATAGGCTTAGCAACCTTCCTAAATGCAGTTAAAAATATCTTTCTCTGATCAGCACTTGACAAACCATCAAAGAAATCCCTAAGAGCATCAATTTGAGTAGTATTTACAGTAATGTCCATTACTTAATCTTCTTTATAATATTATAAGCATCATCTATTTTTGCAAACCTAATTGCTTCACCACTTTGAATTTTCGTAGCAACATAATCCAACAACTCACACATATTATCTAGCGAACTTGCTGACCAACTATAATTATGAGTATAAAATACTGTCCATCCTTTAGTAGCAATAGCCCGATCAATAGTATTCTTTGCATTAGTGAGATCAGTTGCATTTGTAAAATCATTAGCATACCTACCCAAATTACAAGGAGTAGCAAGTGGTAATTGATTAATATGATCTGAACCAGCGGCTCGCCAAGCAGTCTTAAAATATTTTGGTGCGCTCCCTTGAGTAATTAAATCATATGCTCCACCGGGATATATTTTATGATCTGATACATAATTATTATTAGTCATATAATCTACAACTGCATTATAATATGTATCTAATTCCTCATTTGTATAATTTTCTGATGTGTCGTGAAATCCTTTTCTTTCTGTTAACTCTTCACCTATTCCGGGTGTATGAGCAATAATTTCGTGACCATTATTAAGTAACATAGTATCATTATCAGACTTAGTTATAAGATCAGAAAACACTATAGCTCTTGTTAATTTAATTCTTCTATCATTATATGAATTAACTATAGAATCCAGCTCATCAGCTTCCATACTATCAAATACAATAGAAAATAATGCAGAATTTAAATATTCATACTTATCAAATAGACTATTAATAACTATTTTATGATCATCTTCTATATATACGTCATCCTTAAAAATGACAAGATCACTTATGACATTATTATCCTTATATGCCTTCCATCCGTAACCAAGAGCGTTGTGTAAATACTGTGGATATAAAGTTGGTGTAAACGGATTATATACGTGATATTCTTCAGTCTTTGATTTATTACAATAATAATAATGAGTATTGATAGGTTTTAAGTCTGTATATCCTCTTGGATGTGGGGTTCCGTCATCATCAAAAAAGAATCCTCTTTGTTCATCATTAAGTATTAACTCTCTTACTACATTATTATCATCACAGTATTCAGTACCATTTGATACAAATTCATCATACTGTTTAAATCCTACTCCAAAATGATTTAATTGAGTTTGTTCTATCAAATAAGTCTTACCAGAAACACAATACCCTTGATTGATATAATCTGACCAGCATCCTTTTTGATCAGCACTAATCAAAGCCTCTGGTAATTCAATATCAGCTGCATACTTCAATAGAGTTTTACCATCTTGTGTATATTCTAATTCTCTTCCCAATGCATCTATAGTACCAGCTATATTTGATGGTACTATTTCATATAGTCTTAATTCTGGATCATAAAAATCAAATGTATCACTCACACTTGGATTAGAAGAACCTAATTCAAGTGTAGTATTTGTAGCAGTTTTAACATAATCAAATGAACCATTTCCAACTATCCGGTTATTATTAGTTACATTAATATCAAGATTACTTATTTGTAATCCACCCCATAAACCATTACTTTCAAAGTTTTCTATTCGTATTTTGAATCTATATGTCTTTCCGGTAGTCATTGCGGTATATCGTCTCAACCGGAAGTTAGAGTTAGCGGCTCTTGTATATCTGCATCCTAACCCATCTGGTGTAGGCTGTAAATATCTATCTGCTGATTGAGCATCTCCTAATGATACGCCACTGAATATTGCTGTATAATCGTCTACAGAACCAGTCCAAGATGTAACATCCCAGCCTATAACATTTTCAGAACCAAGATTATATCCATTCTGTAGTAAATAAAAATAGTTATGTTGTACAGTAATGTTACCTTCAGCCAAGGTAGCACATACAGCGTGATGACCATTACCAGAGACATCAAATGATCTCGTAGGAAGATTGGTTTCTAATTTAGGCTCACAAAATGGGATTATAGCCCATACTTCACCAGACCTTTTAATAGTTACTCCATAAACAGTCTGAGTAGCACCTATTCTAAGTGTACCATTAGTAGGAATAGTTGGTGTATCACTACCATCTATCACTTCTACAGTATCAGTGGTTAATAAACCAGTAATAGTATAATCCAAGTTAGCACCATTACCAGTTCTAGCAGATGCATTTTTAAGAATAATATTATTATTATTACCAGATTTATCTGTCCAAGTGTTTGAAGTGAAATCAAAAGTATCACCCCAAAATATCATATCTGATATATAATCTTCTAATGTACCGGAAGGTGAAGGACTAGGTTCTATGGATTCAGCATATGTAAGCGCACTCTTCTCTAGTAATATTCTCAAACCTTCTTTCCTACCTAATATCTCAATATAATCAATATCATAAAAATAAGAAGAATCATTGATCCTAACCTTCATTGTTTCTACTATCTCCGGTCTGTATCTAACAGTAAGTTCAATTGCCTTAGAATAAAATTTCTCATCACTAGATAATGTCTTTGCTCCGCCAATATATCTAACCTCACCTCTAGTAGTTATTGTAGGAGAAGACCAACTATCAACAGAGGCATTATATTCATCTCTAGTTGTAGTCTTAGAATAAAAAACAACTCGTTCTAATAAATTACCACTTCTCATATTATTATTCTTCTACTCGTCCAATAACCCAATTTTTATAAGGTGCTAATAAATATTTATATCCAAATGGCACTTCTACAGCATTAACACCAATTAAAATAGGTTCTCTAATAGCATAAAAGTGACCTATCATCAACATCATAGCGTGTTTTAATGGCAGTGGGATATTATCACTTTCATCTTCTAATGTAGCTAGATCAGTTTCAATTTCCAATGCTACCACAGCTTCTACCAAATCAATCAGACTTGTTATATAGGTATCATCTGTATCATAGTCTACCCTAAGATGATCTTTTGCCTCATTAAGTGTTATATAAGCCATTTGTTAAATTATTAAGATTAATAAAAAGGAAGGTAAGGGGGAGTTACCCCCCAAACCTTATATATAATGAAAACACAAAGAAAAATTACGACAGCTTTATAGCAGTCGAAGCAAATGAGTATGCATAATCATCTGGATCAGTTGTAGCAACTGGTTCATCAGTTTTATAAGAACCTCTCAGACCCTTAGCATCAAAGTAAGCATTGATAACAATACGAACTTGACCTTCAGATGCAACTGTATAAGGGTCAACAGTTATATCATAACCACCCCACTGTGCAATACAAAGATCAGCCCAGTTACCGAAGATAAGCAGATCACCACTATCATCATCACCGGCAATGTTTGAACAGCTATTTGTAACAAATACCGGATATCCGTTCATAGTGTTACCTTCTAACAGTGATTCTGTACCAGATACAAATACTGCAAGACTAGGATCAACATTAGTATATTTCTGAATACTCTTCAGAATACCACGTCCACCAGCATTAGTAATATATGCTAACTTACCAGTAGCTGCATTAGCTGTATCAACAGCAGTTTCAAGCCCTACAATAGTTGACCAATCTGGCACAACTGAGTTAGCTTTTGTATCAGCACCAGTAGTAATTTTATAACCCATACCTTGAGGTTGTGTATCACTACCAGCAGCAACACCAAGAATAGTAGATTCAAGTTTCCTTGCTACAGCACTTGCAATATTATCAAGTAACATCCTTTCAGCACCAACTGAATCTTGAGCTAAGAACAGCTTAGATACATCCAGTTTTGCAGTAATTCTCTTCGGAGAAAGGTTTACTTCACTAAAAGAACCAGCACCGTCATCAGCTGCCGTAACCTCACCTTTCCAAGCTACAGTAGTACCACTGTAAGAAGGAACAGATACATTACCTACAAGCCCTTTAAGAAAAGTAGCACCAGCTTCAGCAAGCACTAATTTTGATTCAAGCGGAGGCATAATAGCCATTTTATCTTCAGATACAATTTCTTGACCTTGAGCAGCTGTGCCAGCTAAGATATCAGCCCTATATTCAGTAGGTAATACAATGTCACCAGTATTAGTAAGTCCACTCTTCCTCATTTCTTCTTTACCTTGAGTAAAAATAGAAAGAGCCAGTTCATTATGATTCCTACCTTCAAGTTTGTTATTAATAGCCTCTATTAATGAAAATCGTTTTTCCATATTTATATTTTTTATAACGTTATCTTTTTTATTAATTTTTTCTCCATCTTGGAGATTTCTTTGACTCTGTTCAATCTCTTTATCCAGAGTCTTTATTTTATTTATATTGTCCTTAAAGAGCTTATCTTCTTCATCATTTAATTTTCTTGTTTCAGTTTCAGCTTTAGCAAGTAATTCTTTATTTGCATCAAGAAGGTTAGCTCTTTGGTCTTTTAACTCCAATATTGACATAATACTTAATATTAAATTGTTAAATCATTAAGTGTTTCTCTTAATCCAGCATAATAATCTGTTAACTCTTCAGTATTTGAATCAATCATAGGCTCTACAGTAGTATTCTCTATTGTAGGCTTGTTATCCTCTCGTACCTCATTATCTTCAGTTTCTTTTGCTCTAAATTCGTCAAAACTCCTAACAGCAACAGTTGTATCTTGATAAGCTCCAGTATAAACCGGAGATATATCAAATATCCTTTCAAACTTGGTAATAGTTCTTATATATGTACCATTACTATCTTTAGACCACTTCTGACCAGTTTCATTTACATTAAATGCAAAAGATGATCCTCTAATATCACCTCTTTTAATACCTTCTAAGACTTCATTTCCTAAGTCAAAGTTTGGAGCAACAAATGAATACTTAACACCTTTAGCGTCCTTAGTTAATTGTAATGAACCACTACCATTAATAGACCTTGCAAGTACACCTCTATTAATGCTATGATTTAATACAGACATAATATCAGATTTTTCTAATACACCGTCTACAGCCTCTGGAAGTATTAATTCTCTGAATCCTCCTAAGTCTTCTGATAAGCTATTAAATACAATACCATATCCTTCTATAATTCTTGAATCAGCTATAGCTCTAACTTCAGCTTCACTATAATCCAAGTGTCTTATTTCCTTATCCATATTATTTTTCATTTTTATTAACCGTCTTATTATGTTTGGATAGTGGTAACATATTAACTGGTAAGAAAACTTCATCACCACCTTCAATTTCCGGTTGTCCTATTTCTGATCTAAGTTCATTTATAGTCAAACCTCCAACACCCCACATCTTACTTAAATAGTTAGCTCTAGCATCTAGATTAGCTCTTAATAGATTATTAATATCTAATTGAACTCTAGTAACTCTTTTTAAAGATGGTCTAAACAGCTTTCTATTAAATTCCGCTTCTATCTTTTCATCAAGTGGTGATATTGTATCAGTAATAAATCCTAATTGATATGCTTCAACATTAGAATAAGTTAAATTTGAATTATCAAATACTTTCATTGGAGGAACACCAAAAAATCTACATATCTCAATAACATTATATTGTCTTGTCTCTAACATTTGAGCATCCTTAGGATTGATGGTAACTGGTTTAAACTCTAAACCCTTTTCCATAACAGCAATACCACCGGGAACACCAGCAGTTACATTAAATGCTGAACTCCAAGATGATTTTATAGCATCAGCTTTATCTTGTGTTAACTTACCTTCAGCAGTAAGAATACCAGACATATTAGCACCACCAAGAAAGAAACCCTTTGCAGAGTTTTCAGCAGCTAATGATAAACCCATTGCATTAGCAGCGTGATATAATGTACTAACACCAGTTAAACCGTTATAGGTAAAGTTTAAAATATGAATCATATCTTCACCATCTACTTTTTCTGTTCTACCTTTTCTGTCAATAGCATAATATACAGTTCCATCCTTTCTCTTAAACATATCAACAGAATCTGTAACTAATTCCAAAGATTCAGCATCACCCCTATCATTTCTTTTAATAACTACATATCCATTTCCCTCTAATAATACTTTTGCTATAAGGGTTTTCATAAATGAATATCTCGACATAGTTTTATTAGGTTCTATGTTCAAGATATAGTGTAAATCATTAAATTCATTACTCATCCAACCTTTATCTGAAGTATATTCATTAACTATCCAGCTTTGAGATGCTATACTATCTGATATAACTTCTACACATCTATAAACAGCAGATAATTGCATTGAAGATTGAACTGATAAAGGAGATGTAGAAAAACCATAAGGTAAACCTACTGAAGTTGTAGGGCCATCAGATATACTTCTTTGTTCAGTTTTAAAAACCCCTAAGAGTTTTTGTATAATATTTCTTTTTTCCATTTTATAACCTAATATATGTTTGTTCCTCTGATGTTAGATGAAGCATCTATATATGCTGCTAGTGCTTGTAGAGCAGCTATAACACCATCAATCTTCTTCTTTTCTACATTTTTAAGAGGTTTAACATTACCATTAAAATCCATTCTTAATTCAACATTTCTAAGACAAAAACGCATTATTGGATTATCATCTATTATAACTTGCCCACCTAACATTAATCTTTCAAATGTTCTAGTAGTATTATTGAAATTACCTATTGTTTGTGAAAAAGGTTCAAGATTTAATCCTTGATCAGTACATTGTATAGCCCAACTTGTAGCATTATATTTATCATAAAATATTCTGTTTATAGGACTAATATCATTTACTTTTAAAATATCTCTTGTTATATAATCATAATCTGTAACATTACCAGATGTGGTTTTCAAAAATCCTCTCCTATGCCATTCTGCATACATTTGTTTATCTGGTCTGTTTTTAATGCTATCTTGTGGTAAATAAAAATCTTGACTGAAATAGAATTTATCATCTTTAACCCATAAATAAGAGACAGCAGTTAAATCAATATTACTTGATAAGTCTACACCTACATAACATTCTTCACCTTTGAACATATTTCTATCAAACTTCTTTGTAGACTTAATTATATATTCATCTGGTATCCATACTGTACTAGCATCACACCAGATATTTAAGTTTTTTGTCTTTACACCTACTTCATCATTAGGTGAATTAATAGCTTGCTTTACTTGTGTTGCTATAAATTCCTTAGTTATTGTTACATCTATATTAGGATTAGCTTTAACCCAATTATTAGGGTCTTGCCAGTTATCATTTTCATCTAATGAATATATTAAGCTGAAAAATGAATCATCCTCTTTAACACCAGCAGATATTTCAGAAGCTACAGTTCTTAATTCATAACAAGGCAGTGTTTTATCAAATCCAGCAGTAGTTATTGTAATTAAAAGAGGGTTAGTTCTCATACCTTGAGATGATCTAATAACATCTCTAACATTACTATTTGGTGCTGAATGATATTCATCTACTACACCAATAGAGCAGTTATAACCATCTAGCTTATCTGCATCAGCAGCTAATACTTTTATAAATGAATTTGTAGCTGGAAATAAGATATCAGACCTATATCTTTTAAGATACTTTTCTTCTGGATCAAAACCTCTTGAAAAGGCTCTTACACAATCAAACCCTCTTTTTGCTTGGTCTTTTGAGTTTGCAGCAAACAATATTTCAGCAGCAGCTTCACCATCAGCTACCAGACCATAAAGGCTTAGAGCAGCCATAAGAGCCGTTTTACCGTTCTTTCTTGCTACCTCTATATATGCTGTCTGAAACCTTCTCCTACCATCTATATAATAGAATCCATAAAGATTAGCAACAATAAATACTTGCCAAGGTTCTAATTTAAATGGTTGCCCATTGTGTTTACCAGTATAATGTTTTAAAGTATGTATAAACTTGATTACTCTTTCTACTCTATCTTCTTTAAAAACAATATCATCTCTTTTAAGATCATTAACAAACCTCTTTACGGCGTTTTTTGTATTTATTCCACTAATTATTCTATTATTTAAGATGTCATCAACATAATTCTGAACATCTTGAATCATATATTATCTTTTTTCAACATTCAGCTCTTTTAAGAAGTAATCAAATGCTGTTTCACCTTCACCAGCTTTAACAAGCTTTTCTCTACCTTTTGGTGTCATTCTAAACTCCTTCAGAATCTTGAACATTTTAATTTCATTATCGTGACATATTTTTACTGCTGGGTGGGACCGTACAGCAACACCATTTTTATCTCTTGCTACCAATCCTTCTTTTAACAGTAAATCCTTTGCTAATACATAATTATTATAACAAAATGCAAATAACTCTAATGCTGTACTATCTACTTCTTTTATTGATTCATCATATTTCAAAACTTCTATAAGATGTGTCATATAGAGTTTTGTTCTGTCATCATAATTATCTGGTATGTTAATTTGTATCATCCTTCCTCCTTTTCTTAAATATTCTATCCAACAGTAGCTTTACTAAATAACCAATAGCAGCACCTATAGCCGAAATGATGACCGTATTAACTATGGCCTCAGCTGTTGGAAATAATGTATTTAGTTTATTAGCTTGTGTAGCAGCACCACCAGCTCCTCCTATGACTGGTAATAGGTCTGTTATTTTTATATAAATCTTATCTATCATTTTAAATCACCTCATTAATATGTTCTTTCCAATAGGTCATAATACTATAATATGCAGATCTTTGCTCATTTGTAAATTTACCTCCAATCCAAAATAATGATGTATTTATAGGAGTTCTAGATACAGCACCACTATATCCTCTATATCCACCTAAAACCAAATTCTGATTAACCATTGTGGTAAATGTTTTTGATGTAGATGTAGCATATGTATTACTATCTGAATACATTGCTAGCGTAGTTGTAGTAGGCTTTTCACAATACCAAGTATAAAAACTACCTTTTAACCTATTAGCCCACGCAAAAAGGGTTTGATTCCCCATATATAAAAATGGTCGAAAATAGGCGCCACCTGAATCTACAAATGTTCTAAATAGGATAACATCTATATTAGATGTAGTATTATATGCTCCAAAGTTATAACTAGATGTATCTAATTCAGAGACATCATCTAATGAAAATGCAGCATCTGTTAATGTAAATGAAGTAGCATCTGTAGAAGGATTATAATTAAGTTCAATATGACCAGTTGAAGATGTTAATACACCAGAAGCCGGAGTAAATGTTACATTAGTACCAACTACTTCAGCATCTAATTCTGGATTTTTCCAATCTAACAGTGAAGCTTGATCTGTATGTAAGTCCCATTTATGAAATTTGTCTGTTTTATCCCAAATACCAGACGTTTTTAAGTCAATAATAGTTTTGTTAATCAGTTCTTTTAAAGCAGTAGATGGTTGTTCTTCCATTCTAGCAAATAAAGCAACTGCTTCAGCACAATATGATTCCGGTTTATATGTAATCAATATTGGTTTTAACTCCTTATTAGAACTCTTTATATGAAATATATTTATCATCTTATTTGCCCTACATTATTTTTTTAAAAGAGGAAGCACCCCGGAAGGTGGGTGCAACCTCAATTTAAAGTGCCTTTTTATTATACGACACTGAAATTTTAAACTTCTTGTTCTCCGCTGTCGTTATCTGAGATATTATCTAACTCAATCTCTTTGACAACTTCCTTTTGAATCCTTATACGTTCTATATATTCTTTTACACCTAGTTCCTCTATAAGCAATAATCTCTCTTCAGCTTCATCTAAAGAGGCACAAGAATAGATTGCTAAGTTACCAGCGTATATATAGTAATAAGGTGTAGGCCTATCATATGACCAATGTTTCTCTAATGTTATCTTTATCATAGTGTATCTTAGTATGTATTTCCTTTTGTTTTACTCTTGAAGCTCTTGAGAACAGTTCGACTTATCCTAATGTTACTTAGGGTCAGAACTCTCAAGATTGCAAGTTAAGTACTTCCTTCCGTCCCTACTCTCTCGCCTTGAGCTATAAGTGAACACCGTGTCCTTATAGTTGCAGTCTACTTACGAATCTTCCGGTAATCCGTCACCCCTTCTCACTGCTTAGTTCCAAAGTTGCTCTGTAGGTGAATCCCGCTGTAGAGCTTAATCAAATACCGCAGCTGTTATATCAACTCCCTTCAGTACTTGATAGAATGTTGCCTCTGCTTTTACACAGAGGCTTTATTCCAAAATATAACAATGATTGCCAAAATTCATTATATATGTCCTTCTATATATAATAGCCCACTACTTTGTAAACTTAATCTGTTGATAATCAATAGTGGTTTATTTCCAAAACGCGTAAAAACGTAATATTTTAGATAACTTCAGAAAATTGGAGATAATTAATAGCCATATAGAGGTTATTAATATTATCATTTAACATACCTAATGCGGTATTACAATTACTGCATAACAAACCTCTTATTTTACCAGTAGTATGATTGTGATCTACCACAAAATAGTTAAATTTCTTATGTTGTGATGTAAATTCTTCTAATGATATGTGACAAATAGCACATTTATGATCTTGTTTTTCCAATATTTTATTATAATCGTCTAACGTTATACCAAAGTTATGTCTTAACTGCGAATCCTTATTTTTTGGTATAATATTATCATTTTTATATTTTTCTGCCCATTCTTTGTCCTTATCTTTATAATTAAGATATTCCAACAACTTCTTTTTTTTCGTATTTTGGTAGTATTCCCTTCGCTTCTCGCTGCTCACACTATACTTTTTCATAACTTACCTATTCTTCCACATAATATCTTCTTGTATTACCATCAAATTTAATGCCAGCTTCGTTATAACTGAATAAATACTCCTTAACTCTCCACATTGCGTTACCTCTATTCTCAATTCGCCTCTGTATGTGGCTAATTTCGCTTTTAAGACATCCAAATAAGAAAGTAGTAAAGTTATTCAGCTTACTCTTTTCCCAGCTTCTAGAGCCTTCTAACACCTTCAAAATAGTATCTTGTACTACATCATCAGCTGTAAGCCCTTCTAATTGCTTTGAATCAATTCTATCAAGCTTATAGTGTGCATACCTATTCATCTGTTTGATTATATCATCCATATTGATAAGGCTCATTTCGGTTTCTACAGAAGTTGTGTTCATTACTCCTCATCAGATATTATGTCCTCAATCTCTGTCATCACACCATACTGAATTAAGACCTCTTTAATTTGCCTAATATCTTCAGCAATTTGTTTTAAAATTTCTTGTGTTTTCATCATTATATATTTATTAATTAATTAACTTATAATTATATACATTGTCTGGTTCTGTGAAAATGTATACTCCAGTAGTATTGATACTACTGATTTTTGTATCATAATCCTCTGGAACAAGAAAGGTTACTAGCTTTTCACTTCTACCTCTCTTCTCTACAGTTGAATTAGGTTGATAGGATGGTTCAAATACTCCTAGTGGACTTAATCCCCACTTATCTATCCTCTTAGAAATGTTGAAAATTATAGCTGAATTTGTGTTATCATCTTCTAAGAATAACATAATGTAGTAAGCACCCTTACCATCTATATGATGACGCTCTAATTCATCATACTTAATCTTTTCCAGCAAGTAGGTATTATATTTGTTGATGCTGTGACTTCTGTATTTCAACTCAAACACACAATCTCTTTCATCTATCTTAAAAGAACCATCATATCTTGTTGTTGTGCTGGTAAATGAGATTTCTGATACATTAAATGATGTGTTTGAAGCATCCATTAACAAAGTATAGAGTAGATTTCTACCCTTATCTTCAGCTTCCTCATATTTGTTTTCATTGGCTTTCATTGTTCGGATAAGTTTGTTTGATTGTTTGATTATACACAAAATTACTAATTTCTTAGATAGCCTCCAAATTTTGATAGGGTGTGAGGACTTACATATAAACTTTACTTGAGCGGTTTCTAAGATTTAATTTTAGAATATTGACTTATAACCACCCAAAATATATACTATTTTATACCCTACTAGTTGCATTTTTTAGTGTTTAAACACAAAATATTTTGGATACTCTATAGCTAATCTACTTTTGACTACTGTTGGTTTAACTTCTTGTGAGCTTCCTTATGACACTCAATACATAAACTAATTAAATTATCATAATCATATGCAAGCTCTTCATTAAAGTTATCAATATCAATAGGTATTATATGATGTACCTCTTCTACTTGTTTAATAACTCCCCTCTTAAGACATTCTTCACAGAGGGGATTATTTTTTACTTTATATTGTCTTAGTGCCTTCCACCTAGGAGTGTTATATACATCTTGATATGCTGCCTTATTATAAGTTCTCTCTCTTGGTTTTCTCTTATTAAGATTTATTGTTGGCATAATAATTCCAACCTTTCCTTTTCAAGATCACTGAACTTACTAAATACATAATCAGCATTTGTTATTTTACCACCAAGAGAAAACCTTTTATAAGAGTTAATATTAACATCACTCTTAATATCCAGTATTGCTGATTCTGGCATCATATTCACCATCTTTAAAGTAGGATTACCTTCTAATAACCTATGATGTGATGAATGATCTATTGCTCTAAGTTCTGTACCGTTCCACAATCTCCAATCTAATCTATCTAATAAACTCTTCTTTACAAGTCTACCAACAGAAGAATAGTTCTTATAAAACCAATCAAATAATCTTACTTCCCCTTTTTTATTACCAACAGTATTTGTTATATATAATCCTATAGGCCATACAAGCTCTTCTTCTTCTTTAAGTAATTTATCTATCATAGTATTATCTATTAAATCATCAGAACCCATTAACATAACAGCATCTACTCTATCTCTTAACTGATATAACCCATATTGAAACTTAGCACCAAGAGGTGAGTTAGCATACATATGAGTTTCTACATTATGTTTCTGAAACAATGCTTCATCCTCTGGTGTTGATACAACCGCTATAGGTAAAAACAAATCACCATAAGTCTTTCTTAGTCTTTCTATCTGTAATAGAAATAATGCTGATATCTGTGGTCTTTTATAGACACAAGTTAATATACCAATCTTCATTGAAATTTATTTTTTATTTTAAATATATATTTTGGAAACCGTCAAATTCAATTTTTGTGTAAAAAGAGTAGCGCTGTGGTTTCCTCATAGGTCATTATTATTTTTAGACCCCCCTATCCCCTCTGATATATATAACAACATCACTACAATC